GTTATCTTTTAACCTTTCATCAGAAAAAGCTGTAACATTGGCCGCAAATGTTCCATTACCTGCATTATCAACAACAAATCTATCATTTCCGGTGTTATTTCTAACTATAAAATTAGTGGTGTATTGACAATAAAGACTATTGTTATGTGCTTGAATTTTGTATGATTTTTCTCCAGACCAAGTTCCATTATTAAATTGAATATCTGCGTTAGCAGGTAAAGCAATACCGCCATTAAAATTAGCTCTACCTGCATCAGACATATCAAGAGTAAGAGCAGTAATAGTCGCAGATCCATCTACACCATTAAATTTTATGTCTTTATCTGCTGTTATTTGGCTAAATATTACATCTGAATTAGAGTCCTGTATTAATCTTGCATAAGTAGAACCTGCATCTTTAAAATTTATAGTGCCATCGCTACCTGCATTGAGCGACAATTCATTGGCCGCTTTTAACTCTAAATGACTGCTTAATTTTTCTAAAGTGCCAACACTTCCTGATCCACCTGTATAGGTCAAATCTGTTTCAGCTTCTAAAGTTTCTGCTGTCGAGCTTCCTGTAATTATTCTGTTATCAGCATTATTATTAACAGTAGTACCACCACCGCCAATAGCACCCCAAGCGTTATTTTGATAACCTTCAAATTCATTAGTAGTGCTGTTATATCTGAACATTCCATTTACAGGCGATCCATTTCTTTGCGCTGTAGTTCCTGCAGGTACTTTAATTGAGTCAGTTCCATTTAAAACCATATCTCCTGAGATTGTTACTCCATTTACAGTAGTTTCTAATTTTTTAACATTATCGTGATATAACTCTACTGATCCATTATCAGTCATGCAGATAAAGTTTTCGTCATGTGTTCCATTTTGCAAACAAAAAATATCTGCCCCAATATATAAGCCACCTGTTCCATTATGTGTAAATTTAGTGTTGTTGCCATCATGCCTTATATTTGCATCATCATCTGTGCCAAAATTAATTTGTTTAGTATCATCAAAATTAGCAGAATTAAATCTCATATTTACTTCTGTTCCATTAGAAGCAAATATGGCATCTAAATCATCCAAATTAGAATTCAAAGAAATACCCCAAGTATTTTCTGCTGCACCTGGCTCTGGCTTTATAAGATTTAGATTGGTTGTTTGCGTATCTGCCATGTTATGAAACCTCTTGTTTGTTTAATTCTGTCCAATTTGTACTTGGATTTGTTTGATTAGTCCAAGTATCACTTGCTACAGTTTGTTTTGTCCAGGTATCTGCTGCAACATTTTGGTCTGTCCATTTTAACCCACCGATAGAACTAAAACTAGAGATTGCAGCTATAGTCGCTTGAGCAAAATTTACTTTTGAGCCAAACGAATTGAAATTTGAAACAGCATTTATTGTTGAATTTGCGCTAACTATAAATTGTCCTCTTGAACTTGAATGAGAAACTGCGCTCATAGTTACCTGGCCTGTAAATATTTGTGTACCTTCTGAAGAAAAATTAGTCGTACCTTGAATATTAGCTGTACCTAAAAATATTTTTGTTCCTTCAGAAGAAAAAGAAGAAACCGCAGGTATTGTACTTTGTCCGCCTACTACAACGCTTCCAACTGCAACCATGTTGCTAACAGCATTTATTTCAGCTTCTCCTTGAAAAGCTAAATCATTCCATTTTGATCTGCTGTAGTAACCTTCGTTGTAGCCTATAGTGGCCATGATGTTACGCTAGAGTAATGTCTAAATTTCCTGCGTTTATTCGGAAAACGTCTCCAGAGTCGATAGTTTTAGATGCTGTAAGCGTAGAATATGCAAGTAAATTACCACTTGTTAAAGCATCAAATACACCAACTGCAACTACAGTTCCATAGTTTGCTGTTGCTTCAGGATATTCAATAGCTGAAGCATTAGTAGCTTCGGTTGGATTTGTGCCAGAAACAGTAAAAGTAGAAGTTTGTCTAGCATATCCACCGCCAGAAACTTCTGTGCCACCACCAGTATCAGATGGTGCTACTGTATATAAAGCCACATATAAAGTAGATGGTGCTGTAAAAGCAGTACCACCAAAAACATGGAGTAAAACCTTGTTTTCTAAATAATCACTAAATGCTGCCATGTCTTACCTCAATTCTTTAAATGATAAGTTGTTTTATGTGCTTTGCCATAAGTTCTTCTTCTTGGTATTAAAGAGCCTTTGCCAAATTCAGCACGTTCTTGTTCCATTCTCATTTCCTCTAATGCTTTTTCAAACAACTGAGAAAACATACTTACACGTTCATCTTCCATTAAATAAATAGAAGCGTGTTTTAGACAACCATACAAATAAACGTCTGGATGTCCGGTCGATACAAAATTAGTAGTGTTTGTGCTACTTAAAGCTGGTATCGAGCCATAATAAGTTAATTGTAAAGTATAATCTTTATCAGGTGTAGGTGCTAATTCTAAAGTTTTATCAACAATAGCAAAATAAACCGGTTGTCCGGAAGTATTGTCATTAGCCTTCCTATAAACATCTAAAGACTCAATAGACTGTTGTAGTAAAGGTGTAAAGTCGCTAGATGTAATTTCGATATTTATAGCTTCTAGCCAATCTGAAGGTAAAGAAAGATATTGACCATCTGCAACTGCATTGGCTCTTATTACCATATCTTTTGTTCTTAATCTTCTGTTTAGTTCTCCTTCAGTAATATCAATAAAAGAGTCAAGTTTAGAAGTCAAATCACTTCTATTTAAAAAATCTGCTATCTGTGTTTTTAGTTCATCGTACGTCATACTTTACCTTGCCAAGTTCTGAAAAGTTTATTGTTGGGATCGTTTAACCATTTTTTCCATTTGGCTTTGTCGTTCGCCCAACCTTCTCGTATAGCTTTTTGATATATTACCATAGGTACTTCCGCAACATGACGTAATTCTTTACCTGGTTTAAATTCTTGTAAGTCTTTAACGTGCTTTAATATTGGCGCTACGTTTTGTTTGGTGTGATAAACAAACTTATCATCTTCGGTAGCAAATTCGCTAACAAAGTTAGTTCTTGAGTCTATTACTGTTCTTCTTGCCATTTTAAAAAAGAGGGGCGACTAGCACCCCTCTTAATCAAACTTATGATGTTGATAAGTCGTACACAGCACCATGAGCAGCTTCGTTGCTCACTTCTAAGCCATATTCAACAACTATCATTTTAGTTTCAGCATCACCAATAGTCGAGATGTCAATAGTTTCAAAATCTCTAAGATAAGAAACTTTTGCAAAATCAGGATCTAATAGTAAGGCAGTTCTAGCTCTACTTCTGTTTGAAGGAACTACTTGTAGTTCTCCAAAATCGCCAGAGTAAATGCTTACAGATGCTTCAATAGTATTAGCATCTACAAACTGTCTAGCTGAACTTCTACCAGTAAAACCAGATACAACTGATTTTACATGAGGGCCAACAACTAATAATGATGGCTCTCCACCATTAGTGAAACAAGACTGTTGAACAGTCTTAACAAGAGCTTCAGTTATAGCTCTTTGTGTTCCATTAGTAGTAGATGCACCACTGCCGCCATAAACACCATTAGTACCGATAGACTTGTTAGTAGTGATCCAAGTTTCTAAACCACCTGTTTGCCTAGCAGTAGTAGCGTTACCGGCTGCTTTTGCGTTGTTTTGAGTTAAGGCTTCTTCCATATCTCTTTTCAACGCTTTAGCCATAAGAGCTAATTGATGCGCCATTTCACTTCTTTTGCCTGCTGCATCAGAAGCATTTTGTGAGCCTGTAACTGTTGCATCTCTGCTTGAAATCATACAGATATTGCTCACTCTAGTTGTAGCAGTCGAAGCTGCTCTTGAAAGTTCAAAACCTTCAAGTTTTCCAGTTGCACTTGGAGTTGGCAAAGATTCTACTTGCCAATCAAACTGCACATTACTTACGTTATTTCTTCCTATTGCACTCATTACCGGAGTTGCTGTTGGAGAGATGTTATAAATAACATCGCTTAATTCTTCTCTGTCAGCAGTCGCAGTATAAGTATCAAAGGCATTTGTAACTTTAGCCATTTTTCATACTCCTCTAGCTTTCGCTAGAAATTAAATTAAATTTTCAAAAACTTTAGCCGCATCTTGGACTTTGCCAGATTTAGCTAACCTCTGTTTAGACTGTTTTAAAGGAGTTGATTTTCTAACTTGATTTGCAGTTCCAGGCCTAGCTACTCTGGCTGCAGATTTTTGTGTTGGTTTTTTCTTTGTTGCTTTTACAGTTTTATCATGCAACCAAGAATTTCTTAAACCTAATAAAATTCTGTAGTCATAAACCTGATCCATTTCTTCTGCTGTGAAACCTAATGAGTTAATAGCATAATCCCTAATAGCTATCTTTTCAGAATTAGCTTTTTCGGTATCTTTCCATTCCGGAACTTTTTTTAATAACTCCTGGTTGCCGAACTGAATAAATTGCTCTATTTGTTCTCGCTGTTTTGCAATTTCATCATCTTTGAGTCTTTGCTGTTCAGCTTTTGTAGCTTCCAGTTGTTTCTTTTTTTCGTTCCAAACATCTTTTTCACGAACATAAGCTATGGGATCATTTTCATATAGCTGTTTCCAATCAGGCTCTTTGCCTAATTCGGCTTCTAAACTAGCTTCAAGTTTAGGTAATAAATCCCTATAAACTTCGTCTTTTTGCGATAACTCTGCTTGTTGGCTTTCAATCTCTTTACGTTGATTAGCCAATTCTTGAGTCTTGCGTGTATAGTCTTGCTGACGACTGTAGCCATTTTGGAGTTCTTCGAGGGTAACTTGAGTTTCTATACCATTTTGTTTGACAGTATAAAGCTCAGGTTGTTCGCTCTCCTCATGCTCTACTTGATCTTCTATTGACTCGTCTTGATCTTCTTCAAGAACTTCTTCATCTGTTTCTTCAATTTCTTCAGTAGCTTCCAATTCAACTTCTGTTTCTTCGGTAACTTCCTCGATTTCTTCTACAGTTTCTTCAACAAACTCTTGATTTTCTTCTATTGGTGCTTCTTCTTCAGGAGTCAATAAGTTGGAAAATGCTTGTTCTGCCTGTTGTAAATTAGTTTGTAATGCAGTCGGTTTTTCCGGTGTTGCCATGTTTTTACCTCATATAGTAAATAATGTTCAAATTTTACTCTAAAAGACCAGGAAAGCTCAAGAATTATTATCTAGTTATGCTTCTTATCTTGTCTAATTGAGTTTTAGTTATTCTGCCTTTTTCAATAATAATCCTTAGATGT